GGGGGCCGCCTGCATCGCCAGGCAGAGCATGGCCCGGATGCACTGGGACGAACCCTCGGTGCTGTAATAGGTATGGGCCGTGCCGAAGAGCCGTGTCGCGTTGGCCTCGCTCTGGGCGATGATGCCATCGGCCTCGTACAACTCATCCGCGCCCCGGATCTCGGTGATGTCCAGCCCTTCAAACCCCAGCAGGGCCTGCCCTTTATGGCCGGGCATGTGAAGGCGGGAAGTCCCGGACTTTGCGTAGTTCTGCACAAAGTCCACAATGGGCGTGGTCATGCTCATTCGCAGGCTTCGCCGTCCGCGCAGGCATTGCAGGTGCTGCCCAGTTCGATGGGCACCTCAATGCCCTGTGCGGCCAGCTCCTGGTTCTTGGCCACCTGGATCATGATGGCGCACTCCATCCGCTTGCGGAACAGCTCACAGCCGTACTCGTACACGCCGGTGATGCTGCCGGTGGCGTGGTATGCGTTGGCCGCACAGCCGCCGGAGCAGTAGAGCTTGGCCCAACAGTCCTTGCACTCCGGGCGGGCATAGGCGTTGCAGTGCTTGAACTCATCCCGCACGGCGGTGTTGGTGACGCCCTTCCAGATGTCGCCCATCCGGTACTTGGGGTCGCCGACGAACTGGTGGCAGGGGTACAGGTCGCCCCAGGGGGTCACGGCCATGTACTCGGTGCCGGAGCCGCAGCCCGAAATGCGCTTGTAGATGCAGGGGCCGCCAGTCAGGTCGATCATGTAATGGTAGAAGGTAAAGCCGCGGCCCTCGCGGTCGCGCTTGAGCATTTCCTTGGCCAGGATCTCATACTGCTCCTTCAGGATGGGCAGGTCGGCCTCGGTCAGGGCGCTGGGGTCGTCCGGCTTGCAGACCACCGGCTCCATGCTCAGCTCGGTGAAACCGAGGTCTGCCATGTGGAAGATGTCGTTGGTGAAGTCGGTGTTGAAGTGGGTGTAGGTGCCGCGCATGTAGTAGCCCTTGTCGCCGCGCTTCCGGACGAACTCCTGGAACTTGGGCACGATGGCGTCATAGCTGCCGTGGCCCGCGTAGTCCTTGCGGAAGCGGTCGTGGACCTCCTTGCGGCCATCGAGACTCAGGACGACGTTGTGGCACTCCTTGTTGCAGAAGTCGATCACATCCTCGTCGATCAGCATCCCGTTGGTGGTCATGGTGAAGCGGAAGTTCTTGTTGTGGATCTTCTCCTGTTCGCGGCAGTAGGCCACCAGCTTCTTCACCATCTCAAAGTTCATCAGCGGCTCACCACCGAAGAAATCGACTTCGAGGTTGCGGCGGGTGCCGGAGTTCTCGATGAGGAAATCCATGGCGCGCTTGCCCACCTCAAAGCTCATCAGCGCACGGTCGCCCTGATAGCGGCCCTGCGAGGCGAAGCAGTAGGAGCAGTTCAGGTTGCAGGTGTGGGCCACATGCAGGCAGAGCGCCTTGACCACGGTGTTGCGGTTCTTGAAGTCGAAGGCCATGTCGGCGTAGGTATCGGGGCTCCACAGCTTACCCGCCTGCTCCAGCGCGGCCACATCCTCCAGGCACTGGCGCAGGTCGGCCTCGGTCACGTCGGGGCGGTCGCCGTACTTTTCGAGCATGGCCGCTACGATCGCATCGGCGGAGCGCTCCTTGTACAGGGCGATGACGTCATACGCCACATCGTCTACCACATGCACCGAGCCGCTGCAGGTGTCCAGCACGATGTTATAGCCGTTCAATTGATACTGATGTACCATTTTAGTCTCCATTCCATTGTTACATAAAAAAATGCCGCCCGGCAAAGGCGGCATCCGATTTGCAGAAATTACTTGTTGCTGTTCTCGCACTTCTGGTTTGCCACGCCGCAGGAAGTCTTGCAAGCGGACTGGCAGGAAGTCTGGCACTCGCCGCAGCCACCGGTCACAACGCTCTTGGTCAGGTCACGAGTAGCGATTGTCTTGATACGTTCCATAATATATAACCTCTCTAGCTCAAAAGATTTGATGCGCAGAACCACCCACGCACGATATTATCTTTGTGTATAATACCACGGGCCGGGCTGGATGTCAAGATTTTTGTCACAGTTTGGCGGGAAGTGTCATCCTTCGTGCAACCTCTCCGTCACCTTCGGTGACACCTCTCCTTGTAGGAGAGGCTTTGGCATTCCGCAGACTTCACCTCTTCGGGAGAGAGTTCATCCTCCCATCGGCTGATATTTCTGCAAAATAGTATGCAGGCCAAGCTCCCGCGCCTGAGCCAGCAGATAACGGTAGCGGCACAGCAGAGCCTGCCGCTCGTAGATGTGCTGTTCGATGAGGTCGGTGTCCACCTCCAGGTCGAACATCATCTCGTTCTGGCGCAGGCAGAACAGGCACTCTTTCAGCTCCTCTTCCAGTTCCGGGTGGTAGCGTTCGTGTTCCGTATCCCGCGGGATGCGGTCGGACAACAAGGTTTTTTCTTTTTGCGCAGACTGTGCCATCGTAGTTCCTCCTCTTTGTGCATCTTTGCTTCTACTGATTTCCAGTATATGCAAAGAGAGTGAGAAGGATGACGGTTGATGGAGTCCCACCATAAGAAATCGTCTACCTCCCCGACGACTCTGCCCCATTGCTCTGACATTTCAATTCAAAATGTTCCGCGAAAGACCGTCTCTTTTCAGAATTTTGCAAAAAAGTTTGAAAAAGTGCTTGACAACTCCGGGCTTTTCCCGTATAATAGCACACGTTGAGCGGCTCACGAGCCAAACAACAAAGCAAATCTTGGGGATTTGCATAGTGGTAGTGCGGTAGACTCTGACTCTACTTGTGGGAGTTCGATTCTCTCATCCCCAACCAAAAAAGCCATCTGGTTTATGCCGGATGGCTTTTTTCGTTCTATATTGTTATACAAAAACAGCGTACCGTCTTTGCGACGGTACGCCCATTTTTATGCAGTTATTACAGAATGCTGATGCGGCCTGCGCCGTAGGGATTCTCGTAATCCAGCAGATAGCCCGGGTAATCGGCCAGCGGGCTGTTTGCGGTGGTCAGATGCGGCAGACCCTCGCCGTCCACGCCGCCAAAGCTCATTGCGTAAGTGGACATCACGAGGTAATCCTCAGACACATAGTCCTTGATCAGCTCTGCGCCATCAAACATGGCAAAGCCATCGCCCAGATTGCGCAGAGTGTAATTCATGCCAGCCAGAGCGTAGGTCTTGCTCTCGTCCAGCGGTTCATAAGTACCGGAAGCCTTGTTGTAGATCTTCACGTTCTGCACGCGCGGAGTGCCGGTGGCACTGCCAATCCAGACATTCTTCTCGTCGGTCTGCACGGTGTTGGGAAGCGCCTGCCACATGCAGGAAGCCGCCGTTCTCCTTTTCCGTTCCGGCAAAGCGGGCTGCAAACTCCAGTGCATCCTGGATCTGCTTGCCGGTGACAGACATCAGACAGGCCACATTGCCAAACGGGCTGACCTGCTTGCAGGTCTTGAAGGTCCAGTAGCCGGCTTTCTCATCGGCGCGGATGCCGCCGCCGTTCATGATAGCGATGTCACAATGCAGCTGTTCCACCTCATTGAAGTAGGAGTAAATGCCGTCGGCCACGAAGTCGCCGAGATTCGTCTCTGCCATGCGGATGCGGCGCTTGCCAGTCTCGGGGTCGGAGATGTAGAAGTTCGTATCGGCAACAGCGATCTTCTCACCCAGCATGTCGTCCACAGAAGCGACCCATGCGTTCTGGATATCGGCAACGGCACTGTCGGAGCCTTCGTAAGAGGAAATCAGACGGGTGGCAATGGAGCCGTCAGCCTTGATGGTCATTTCGCCAACATTTGCAAAATAAGAGCCGGTCTGGGTCAAGGCGACAGCCTTGCCGGACAGATCCTTCACCCACTCACACTCCATCTTGGTGTGAGAATGGCCGTCGATGAATGCATCGAAGCCGGAGGTGTGCTCGATGACTTCCTTGCTGGTCCAGGGCGAAGAGGAAGGATCAACGCCCAGATGGCCCAGACCGATCACGTAGTCAGCCAGAACCTTGGCCTTATCAATGGACTTCTGCACAGCCTTGTACAGCTTCTGGCCGTCGTCACCGCCCAGAATATCATAGATATAGCGGCTCTGGCTCTTATCCATGAAGTAAGCCGGAGTAGACTTGGTGAAGGTCTCGGGCGTGGTGATGCCCACAAATGCGATCACGCGGCCGCCGATGGTGAAGTATTTGATATCCGGCAGAACGCGGTTGCCCAGCGGCAGATTGACCCAGTTGCTGGAGAGGTACGGGAAATCTGCCTCAGCCATTACCTCTTTTGCCCGGGCCATGCCGTAGTCGAATTCATGGTTGCCGGGAGTTGCAGCATCATAGCCAGCGGCGTTCATCAGCTGGATGATGGATGCACCTTCGTCCATGGAACCATATGCGGTACCCTGAATATGGTCGCCCGCATCTACCAGCAGGACATTTTTGCCTGCATCCTGATAGCTTTTTTTCAAAGCTGCGATGGCAGCATAGGTCAGTTCCGGCGATTTTTTGTCGATGTAAGTATGAACATCGTTGGTGTACAGGATCGTAATGTCCTTAAAGCTGCCGGGGTAACATGCAGACGCAGCGGGTGCGCCCAGACTCACGGCAGCAACGGCTGTGGTGACACCTGCGGCCTTCAGGAAGCTGCGGCGGGAGATAAGCTGTTTCATGGAAAAACGACCTCCTCTTAAAACTCTCTTTTATTTTTATCGGGCGCACAGAACCAGCCCGACGCTTGTTATATTAAGCATAACACACAAAACACCCAAGAACAACCCGGAATCGCACAATTTGTTCATAATTCACGGTACTAGGTCACACTTTTTGTGCAACATTATTCCTTTTCAGAGCAAAAAACAGCCCGCATCTGCAGCCAGTCGTTGACTGCAAAAGCGGGCTATTTTCAAAGGGGGGGGGATTCAAAAACAGATCAGAGCAACGAGCTCAAATCGCATTGTATTCCTTGAGGAATTTCTCAAGGTCGGTACCCTCGATCTTTTTCAAAGCTTCCTTCATGGCAAGGCGCGGGATGAGCGGCAGATCCATGTCGGTGATCTTCTTGCCGTCGCGCAGCTTGACCGTTGCATCGATCAGGGCACGTACGTCGTAAGTGCTGCCCCAGACCTCGGGCACACCGCGGTCGATGTCCAGCAGGGTGTATACAGCTTCCATACCGGTGCGCATGGAGTATTCGGTGGTGAAGATGGTGTCACGGCCGGTCTCGGCGAACTGGCCCAGGAAGGCAAAGTTGACAGCTCCCTCCGGCACGATATCAGGACGGTCGCCCATCGCACGGGGCATAAAGAATGCATCGATATACGGCATCATGACCGGGATGGTGTTGGCACTGTGCTCGGCCAGCTCTTCGATCTGATCCTCGGGCACACCAATGTGGTACAGCCATTCCATGCACAGTTCCTTGCCGGTGCAGTCGCGCATGGCCTTCTTGACGTAGTTGCCGGGCTTATCACTGAACAGGCCGTAGACCCAGACGCACAGCTGGTTCTTAGGCTGGTCGCGGAACTGCTGCTGACGGTTCAGCGTCCAGCTGAGCAGCCAGTTGGAGTCCTTAACCGTGACGATGCCGCCGGTGACGGTGTGGCCGCTGAACGGGTCACGCTTGCAAATCTTCTGGATATACTGCGGGATCTTGTCGTCCAAGGTGGTAATGGTAGCGCTCTCCCAGTTGGAATGTTCCGGGTCGGAGCAGAACTTCTCGGGATTGCCGAATGCGGGGTCCTGTGCAGCGATCTTCTTCCACAGGTCCCAGCCGTTACCCGGCTTGATGGTGGGATCAAAGCCTGCTGCCTTGTCCTGTGCGCCCATCGTGCAGCTTTCCACGCAGCCGCCGTTGGTGATGAACAGCAGATCATTTTCGGTCAGGCCGATGGTGCTGGTCTCCCCCGCATGCTCCACGACCACACTGCTTGCCTGCTTGCGCTTGCCATTGATATCAAATTTCACGTCCACGACCTTGGTCTCATAGTGGAACTGCACGCCGTGGTCCTTCAGGTAAGTGACCATGGGCAGGATGATAGATTCATACTGGTTGTAGCGGGTAAAGCGCAGGGCGGTGAAATCCGGCAGACCGCCGATATGGTGGATATAACGCTTGAGGTAGAGCTTCATTTCCAGAGCACTGTGCCAGTTTTCAAAGGCAAACATGGTGCGCCAGTACAGCCAGAAGTTGGAGTTCAGCACTTCATCATCAAAGAAATCGGTGATCTTCTTATCCTGCAGCTGCTCGTTGGGGGTGAAGAAGAGCTTCATGATCTCCATAGCACCCTTATCAGACAGGCCGAACTTGCCATCGGTGTGGGCATCCTCGCCGCGGTTGACGGTAGCACGGCACAGTGAATAGTTGGGGTCTTCCTTGTTCAGCCAGTAGTACTCATCCAGCACACTGGCACCCTCGGTCTCCAGAGACGGAATGGAGCGCAGCAGATCCCACATGACCTCGAAGTGGTTATCCATCTCGCGGCCACCGCGCATCACGTAACCGATATCGTATTTGTAGCCGTCGCAGGCACCGCCGGGGATGGGGTCTTTCTCAAACACATGCACATGCTCGCCCTTCATCTGGCCGTCACGCACCAGATAACATGCAGCCGTCAGTGCGGCCAGACCGGAACCAATGATATATGCAGATTTATGATCGACACCCTCCGGCTTTTTAGGAGTTGCAAATGCTTCATAGTTGCCACTGGAATAGTACATAGAAAAGCCTCCCTGCTTTTTATTGCTTTTTTCGGCATCCTTGCGCCGTCCTTATGGCAACAGTATACCCCGCGCCGCCGCAGCAGACAACAAACAAACTTTAGCGGGTGTATAAATTTTATACAATCATTCTGTTTTGCTGGAAATACGTACAAATTGTGACAAAAGCCGCCCTAATAGCGAATCGTTCTGTGATATAGCGTGCTTTATAAACCAGTTTCAGCAAAAAGAAAAGCACCCAGATTTCAATGAATCCAGGTGCTTTTTGTTGGTGGAGGCGATGGGAGTCGAACAACAAAAAATGATTGAGTGACGTCAAAAACATATCTGTAACGCGCCTAAACACTTGCTAAAAATGTAGTGGGGTTGGTTTGTAACCCATGTATTTTGCTACGTTTACAAAAAAGAGTGTTACCAAAACTGTTACCAGAGTCAGGCCTGTGCCTTTTTGAATGCCGCGGTGGTAGCGGCAGCAAGATCTTCCCTCTGACCGTCAAGCTCGTGCCGATACACTCCGGCAGTGTCCATGTTCTTGCTATGGCCCACGAGCATCTTCAGCTGGCTGTCAGTCAGGACGCTGGATTCAACACTGACAAAGGTGTGCCGCAGCTCGTAAAGTGAAACTTTCGGCTCAAGCCCGTTTGCTTCCTGATAGGATTCCCAGCGGCGATAGAGCGCGTGTTCTGACGGGATCTGAAACAGCGGGGTATTGTAGTTCAGAAGTATACCTTGAGCCTTCAGAAGCTGCACCTGTGCCTCGTATGCCTCGCGAGCTTCCTTGCCCATGTCAAAAGAGCGGATTGCGTTTTCATTTTTTCCGGTCGTCTGTTCCCGGTGCACGTTGATGCTGCGCCGAAGGTTGACCGTGTTCCCTTTGATGTCTCCATACCATAAGCCAATCAGCTCTCCGGGACGAAGGCCGGTGGAAACGGCAAAGCGATAGGCGTAGATGTACTCGTCAAATACCGGCTTTCCGTAGTAGGTACGGGTATCTACGCTAAACAGAACCTTCAGGGCGGTGGGCTGCAAGATCGTGCGTTTCCCCATCCTGGCATTCTTCGGGATAGACAGGTCGGGGTAGAGTGTCGTGTACTTGTTCCTTCGGCACCACTTGACAAAGGCGGTTTCCGCAGCCCGAATCGTCATAAGCGTTTTGCGGCTCAATGGCTTGTCTGAAATCGGCTTGCGCTGGTTCTTCTTCTGGGATCGCTTCCGAAACGAAACGTCGATTGCCTTTTGAAGGTCGCCCTCGGTCAGCTCGTCAATGCGGATGTTCCCGCAGGTCGGCAGGATATAGCAGTCCCCGTAACGCTGGCATTGCGTAACATAGGATGTGCCGCAGGTGAGCTTCAGTTCTTCTACCCACTGGGCATAGAGGGCAGCCACCTTCTTCCTGCCGTCCCGGATGCTGTCATCAAGCCATGCATCCGCTTTTGCGTTTGCTTCCCGCTGACCGGTGCGGCCGGGTGTGCTGCTATAAAAGCGCTTGCGGGTGCCGTTCTTCTGCACCGCGATGCACCAACGCTTTTCCTTCTCGACCCAAAACGCTGTGTTTGTTCTCTTTTTCATTGTTTTCACCTCCAAAAGGGTACACTTTGACAAGCCCGCCCAAAAGAGGTATAATCGCAGTGTCGAGTGTGCGATGACCCCGCAAGGGTGAGCCGCTTATCTTAACTCCCCCGGCGTTAGCGCGCTGGGGGAGGTTTTTATTTAAGCAACCAATCCGCAGAAACTTCAAAGTATCTTGAAATATCCAGAATCATTTTAATGCTTGGTTCCATTTTTCCTGTTTCATAATTCGATATTGTAGTCCGGCTGACATGAAAGATTTCACCAAGTTGCTGTTGAGTGAGCCTCTTTTCAGACCTCAACTCACGAAGATTATTTTGAAAGCTCATACAATCCCTCTATGTGCGAAAATCGTGAATCGTCTTTCAATGGTGACTACTTTATGATACAATCACCATGGAGAAAGGAGACTGCCCTATGTGGAAGCTGTTGAACATTCTATATCGTATTACTTCCTATGTGCTTTTTCTTGCTATTCTTTTTGGGGCCTCTTGTAAATTTCTCACTTTTTTCTTTTTTCACGATTTTATTCCTTTTACAGTTGAACTTTTACTTGTTATTTTTTCGTTGATTCTTCTCAAGAACTACCGTCCCTATGATTTCCCTCATTGGACGAAGGAAAAATAACCACGTTAGAGTCGGGCTCTTGAAGTTCAAGAGCTCGACTTGCTTTTTGCAGCTTTTCCAATTCCTGGTCTGTTGGCATTTTTTGAAGAACACTTTCTTCCTTTTCTCTGGCAATCTGAATACGTTTTAATTCATTATCCAGATCAATTCCGCTGATTTCTTTTTTTAACTTTTCTGCTTCCAAACTTTTAATGCTGTTATCATGTTTGTGGTTGCATACCCATTTGATCAACCCTCTAACAGACGGAATATCAATTTTCAGCCCTGACACTTCATAGCTACCGCCAAAAAGCACCGCAAAGATAAATAAGAACGCAAACCAATGTTCCTGAATAAAATCCATTCCCTGAGAGAATGCAACAACATAGTCTCCCGGAGAATTCAAATTCGTTGTTATTGAAATGTCTTCATCTTCATTAAGAACAGAAAAAATCTCAGTTATGTAATAACAAAATGTCGCAAAATCACGACCTTTTATTTTTCTTTTTGTATTCACGTGAAAAACGGCATGGGTTTCTCCGTTGTAAACATACAAATCAAAACAAGTGTTTAAAACTGGAATAGCATAGTCGCTGATTGTGGACAAACTATGGTGGTTCAGCATTGCACGCGCCAGCATTGGTGTCAGTCTGAGCTCTTCGACTTCTTTTATAATTTGAACTTTTCGACGCTTCACATAAGGACATTCAATTCTATTTTGCTTATGAAAGCCCGCAGCAATTTGGGCGTCTGCCTCTAATTCTTTTTTATTGGATCCTGAATGTCCTGTTTTTCAAAGTATTCTCCAATTATGCCGAAGGCGACTCTTTTATCGCCCAAAATCATAACCAGATCGCCAGCCTGCATTTCGCTCGCAAAACTATAGCATTTGTTTATAGCGGCACCTGGCCGTTTATCAGCGTAATTTAGCTCTACTGCTTGACGCAATTTTTCTTCTGTATCTTGTGTGATATTACTTTGAAGAACTGCATTCCAGCCAATTGCGATATACCCACTATGAATGTATTCGCTGTAGTATGCACCCGACTTTGTCCGGATCATCCAAAACGAGCAGGTATCGGGAACCTGAACAACATGCACTTGCTGGTTGATTTTTTCAACAAGCTGAAAATTATATTCTTCCATTTTCTTCCTTTCGTAACTGCTGCATTGGTGACGCAGCGGCATTTATTTTATTGAGCAATGTGCAAAGTTTGTATACTGCCTCAGTTTTTCAGATTTTTCACCGCCCGGTCAAAATCCGACACGATCTTTTGCGTGGGGTTGAATAGATCATACTCGGCTTCCGCTTTCTGCTTTGCCTGACGGGCAGATATCTTGCCTTTGTCCGGCAAAATATCGTACCGCCGGAAGGACAAAAACTCGTTGATGCTGGCAGCAAACTGTTCCATAGTGAAGGTATTTTCCCGCTCGATCAGATCCTCGATATAGTCAAAGTAACCGGAAACGGTGCGTTCCAGCTGCCGGATCTGCTTCTCGGACAGGTAATTTTTTGCAATGGACACATCCGATTTGAGCACACGCCCCTCTGGTGCGTACTTCCATGTGGTTAGCCCCATGTGCTCCTTGGTGTGGTCGGCCTTGCTGTACACGATCTCTGCCGCCGTCTGGCCGGTGATCGCATAGTGGAACTTGTTCTGCACCATGGCATAGAAGTCCCTGGTCACCGGCGCGTTGCGGTCATAGTCGATGCTGCACTCTGCAAAGATATCCGTCACCTGCTGCCAGATCCGGCGCTCACTGGCGCGGATGGATCGAACACGCTCCAACAACTCACGGAAATAATCCTTACCGAAAGCGTCCTTGCCCTGCTTCAAGCGCTCGTCATCCAGCACAAAGCCCTTGGTCATATACTCTTTGAGAATGCCGGTAGCCCAGATACGGAACTGCGTAGCCCGGCGGGAGTTGACACGGTATCCCACAGAGATAATGGCATCGAGGTTGTAGAAGTTTGTTTCTCTGGTCTGCGTCTTATCGTCCAGAGCACCGTGATGTGTGGTTGTTTCCATTTTGGAAACAACCACTTTTTCGTCCAATTCGCCTTCTTCAAAAATATTTTTAAGATGTTTACTGATAGCAGGTTTCTGTACGCCGAACAATTCGGCCATGCCCTGCTGTGTCAGCCAGATGCTTTCGTCCTTCACAACGGCATTGATTGAAACATCTTCCTCCGCAGAGCGATATATCAAAAACTGAAAGTTATTTTCCATCCTCTATCCTTTCACACCTACCCACGGCAACACCCTACCGCCAGCCCTTCAATGACCTTCTCCTCCAGCTGCTGATCCGCAAGCACCATGCTTTGCGTTGGCGCACTGGGGGAGTTTTTTATTGCTACCCGTCCATGTTCCAGCATGGGCGGGAGTTTTTGTTTATACTACCTTTTCAAAGACCATTGTGGCCTGAATTCGGTCGCCGCCCATCAGACCCTTGCTGCCGCCGTTGGCCGTGGTGATGGTATGCAGCCGGTAACCCTTGGCTGCCTGCTCGTTGATGGCATTCTCCAGCTCCGTCAAGTTGCCAGAGCCGGTACCGATAAATTTTTCCTTCAAGGTCACCTGCAGCACCACATACTGGTACGAATTGCCGGATGCGGTAGAGTAAGAAGATTCTTTCTGTAAAGTATCCATAAAGCCCATGATTTTGTCCTCCTGTATTCTTGTTGATTCTCCCGGCGTTGGCGCGCCGGGGGAGTTTTTGTTTAGTTTACATCAGTTATTCAAAGCCTTTGCGCGCACAGTCGGGCTTGCTGCCTTGAACAGATCATATGCGTTCAAAACATCCGTAATCGCCTGACGCTCTTCGGGGGAGACTGTGTGGTCGATGCTGCCACCATCGCCGCTGTATCGGATAATGATTTCATCAGCGCTCAAAATATTCTTAAACCACTGGATATCTTCATCGTCGCCCATAAAAGACGTCAGTTCCCAATACTGCTTTCCATCATAGCCACGATCCACATCCGTCCAATCGATCGTGTAGGTATATTTATACTCGCCCGCGCGAATCGTGATCGTGTCCAAGTACACATATTTGTTGCCGCTACACAGAACCATGAAAAACATTGACGGATCATTGGTGCTGCCATTTACAAAGAAGGGCAGTATATAGCTTTTGCCTTGATTGCTCAGTCGGTCTTCCGTGGGTGACACATAGCTTCTTGCGTCCTCGACCTTATCATAACTGATTTTCAGCTTTGCAAGAGCGTCTTTCAGTCCCAGCACCTGCTGGGCTTCAGCCAGAACCGCAAAGTTACTGACCTGCGCCTTGCTTGCATCGTCCAATTCGTTATAAGCATTTACAGCAGCCACAATTGCCGGGCGGCGGGCAGTCGTGACGGTTCCGATTTGGTTGATCAGGCTTTCCACCTGCGCTACCGTCGCAGTATTGCATTCTTCAAGAGCGGCTGTGCTCATATATTCTGCTGGGCTGACAGCCATTGCCGGCGCTGCCACAGATACAAGCGTTGCGGCAATGCACAGTGCTGCAGCGGTCTTTTTCATAGTTTTCTTCATACATAACACTCCTTCGCTATATAGACTGGAATGACTCCAATAATCCAAAATTACCCCACCCAGTGCGTCCAGCCTACAGCTTTGCCCTCAATGTGCACCTCTTCCAGCTGGGGGCCGGTGTAGACCATAGGCGCATAAGCCGGGTTTGCGGGCATCAGGGTCAGCGTGCCGGGGTTGTAATATACCCGCTTGAGGGTGGCTTCGCCATCAATGCGCACCGCTGCGATCTCGCCGTTCTCCACCTCCGGCTGGATGCGGATATACACCACGTCTTTATCGTGAATGCCGGCATCCACCATGCTGTCACCGTGGCAGGTCAGGGAAAAATCGCACCGGATGTTCTCCGGCACATCCACCATTTTTTCAATGTTCTGCTCTGCCGTGATGGGTTCCCCGCAGGCAATGGCTCCGATCAGCGGGATCTTCTTCATCTTTGGCATCGGCTCAAAGCCCGGGGGGATGGTGGGCTTCTTGGGCTCCGGCTGTTCTTCCCAGCCCATCAGGTAGGCGGGGGATACTTTCAGCCGTTTGGCAATAGCGTCAACCTTGTCTGTCGGTATATTGGTTACAATATTATTTTCATACTTATATACAGCCTGCTTTGATACGCCGATGTAATCGGCAAGCTCCTGTTGGGTTACATCTTGCTCTTGACGTACCTGTCGAATGCGATCGCCTACAGTCACCGTGAGCACCTCCTTTGATGTCTATAGTATAGCAGATAAACCACCAGTTTACAATATTTTTAATTCAATTATCAAAAATAACTTGACAGGTTACAAATATGATGCTATTATACTTGTGACCTCATAAGTTACACAGGGGCCGTTTGGAGGTGAAAAGTGTGGTAAACGTCAATTTGCTCAAGTCGTACATGGTCAAAGCAGGCTACACTCAAAAAATGTTGGCTCAGGAACTTGGAATTTCTGAGCAAACCTTAACACGCAAGCTCAAGAAACGTGTTTTTGGTACAGATGAAGCCTCAAAGATTGTGGAACTTTTGAGTATCGACAATCCGCAGGCCGTATTTTTTGGCCATTAAGTAACTTGACAGGTTACATTTCAAGGAGGGTGAAGAAGATGAAAAAGCCTAATTTGCAGGAAACAAAATCCGCCAGAGTGATGCAGGTCATTGAGACCGTTTCTCTGGCGGGCGATGGTACGGATGCGAATCCGGTCTATGAAGTTCACCAGTACTGGACTCTGGACGGAAAGCTGTTGGCGAAACCAGGCTCTCTCGAAATGGAGCAGAATCTAAGCGACCTTTCGACCGGACAGCTTTTGAAAGAACTGGTAAAGCGCAACGACGTAAAAGTCATAGAACATCACCTGTCAAACAATTGTATCAACGTATCTTTGCAGATTGGCCATTTCGGATGCTACGAGATTCAGGATTTTACCAAGAGTGATGATTGTTCAAGATGAACGACGCTGTTCCTGCTTATCCTGATCTATCTCAAAAATTTCTTGATACAGTTCGTTGCGGTCATGCCGGGCAATGTACCAATCTTTGAGAAGCAATTCCAGAACCTTAACGAGCTTCTGAGCCTCGCCGGGGTCGATATCAACGATCAGATTTACATCTTTCTCCATGTGAGCGCCAATATTTCCTAAGCGGCGAATACCGTTGAGGACGCGATACTCGTCGACTGAAATTTTATCTTTGATTAAATCGATCTCGCTCGCAAGGTTTCCCGCTTTAACTCTCCAATAGTCCCGAATCATACCCTGCAAACAGCGGCGAGCCAACGTAGCAGCCGCCCTTGGACTAGCATCCAGAATAGCACAAGCTTCTAGATAGTCTGTTTTGATGGGTTCCGGGATATAATCCGGCAGAACTATTCCCGTATACGGAGGATACGTCAACGAGAAAGCATTGTCGAATCCGGTGATTTGAACGGAATATCCTTCACACGCCGGGCAGCAGTGGTAGCGGGCTTGGATTCCATGATTAAGCCATATGTAGCCAGTTACCGCTAATTCGTCCGCATCTCGGCCGAAATCAATCGTTCGGAGTTTTGTATTATCGCTTTTCTCGATGAATTCAACCCCGCAATACGGACATCTAAATTTTGTTTCAGGCATTTCAGCATCTCCCTTCCGCCCCAGTATACCGCAGGAACGAGGTGCACACAAGGAGGTACAGATTCACCATGAACGACATCATCTTATCCACCCAGAACGGCGAACCGGTGGCATCCAGCCGGGACGTTGCCAAGCGCTTTGGCAAGGAGCACAAAAATGTAATGCAGGCCGTCGCAAATCTCGTGGCTGAAAATTCAGCCGCCAAATCCATGTTTCACCCCGCTACTTTTGAGAACCGCGGCAAGAAGTACCCCATGTACCTGATGAACCGTGACGGCTTTTCCCTGCTGGCCATGGGCTTTACCGGCAAGGAAGCCGTACAGTGGAAGCTGAAGTACATTGAAGCCTTCAACCAGATGGAGAAGCAGCTGGCCGCACAGCACAAAGAGCAGCGGGCCGTGCAGGATGCCAGCATCCAGAGCGCCATCGACCGGGTGATCGAAGCCCGGAAGAAGCTGGACGAGAACACCGCTTTTCTGGACGAGTGCCGCAAGAATCGCGAGGACAGCAAGGCCAAGTATATGCAGGTCAAGGCCCTGTGCGGCGAGTTCAAGGCCATTTACGGCCAGAATTGCGACACGGTGCGCACCATGGAGAACGTGGTGCGCGGCTCTCAGAGCTTCCTTACCAACGCCATTGACAGCCTGACCATCGTTGCCAAAGGCTATCCATTCTACGCTGCCCTGATGGACAGCCTGCTGGATGGGCTGCCCGCCGAAAAGAAGGAGGAATAAAATGTTGAACGCATCAACCATTCGCGGCACCTTCCGGCAGATTCCGTACTGGAAGCTGCGGGGCCGTTTCCACAGCTGCGGGTTCCGGGATCAGGAGATTGCAAATGCAATCGGCATCGGAACTGACACAATGAGCAAGCGGATGAACGGGAAGCAGCCTTGGACAAGCACTGAGATCGCAGAAATTTGCAAGACGCTTGATATCCCGCAGGATGAAATCGGGGAGCTGTTCTTCCCTACTGTTGAGAAAGGAGAATCCGCATGAGCAAACCTTACACCCTTGCATCCGAGCGGACCGACGCGCCCAACGGATGCGCATACGTAGCCCCGCTGCTGACCTGCGCATGGTTCCGGTGGGAAAACTGCCGCGATTCCGGCCAGTACCTGACCGGCGCGGAGGTTGCAGCATTCAAGCCCACGAACATCCAGATTTTTCATGACGGTGCCTGGCACCCCGTTGCCGCCTTTTATGGTGCTGTGTGTGCACCTGTAGACGATTATCTTCAGGAGGTAGGAGCATGAAGCTTGAAAGTGAATACGTTCTGCGGTCTGCCGCTATTTTGGCGCATTCAGCGCTTGATGATGCCAGTGCTGTAAACTCTGCGCTTCAGTATGGCGGGACGCCCGACCAGATGGCTGCCGTAAAGAAAACTGCTCAGGCGGCCAATGATGCAATCGATCATGTGCAGAACCTTCTCTATATTTTAGCTGATTTGGAGGGCATATCCTTATGAGAATCAAATCCGGCGTGTGGTATTGGCTGGCCGTGGCCAGCGGGGCCGTGGGCCTGCTGTACGGCATGGGGCTTGAGGGCAGCTTCCAGACCGGCGACACCGTCTCGGACGGTGCGTTCATCACGGCCATGGTGCTGATCCTGCTGGCGGTATTCTTTGCCCGGCTGGGCTTTGCCGCCGAAGCACGTGAGAAACGCCGCCGCAAGGTGCACCAGCAGCCCCGCAACACCGTGAAGAGCGGTAGGAAGGCGGGCTGACACCACCCATGAATAAAGGAAAGCACTTTACCCGCGTTTGTTTGGACTGCGGCAAGGTGATGGAAAATGTTGCTGGCAACCTGCGCTTTTGCGCTTCCTGCCGCAGAGAGCGCCACAACCAATATTGCAGGGATTACAGGGCGCATAATGAAAAACCTGCCAGCGTCATGTGGTACACCGTCTGGGATGCCAAAACCGGCGATCTGCTGGCATCCGGCACGTCTGAGACGTGTGCCAGGCGGCTGGGCTACAAGAGCGCGAACAGCTTTGCGTCTGCCGTCAGCCATGGGCTCAGCGGCAGCCATCGAACTTACAAGTACACATTTGCGCGGGAACGTATCGACCGCAGCGAGGTGGACAGCCTGCCGCCGGTACGCACTATACGAAAAAAGCCCGCCGGTGCGCCAACACCGACGAGCTGCAAGGGATGATGAATTTGAACGACTTCATCACCCCGATGATATCACAAAATCGGAGGTTTTACAATGAAAGGAATTTTGATCGAACCGGGCAAAGAACCGGTAGTCACCACCCTGCCGGACACGCTGCAGGGCATCGAAGCACTGCTGCGGTGCCCCTGTGAGCAGAAAGTCCTGCCACGCACCCCGGCAGTGCTGGTGTACGGCATCATGGGCAGAGACCTGAACCGTATCTATCGCGGCCAGCATATCTACGGCCCTATCCTCTGCTACGGCTGGAAGGGCAACAACATCCAGCCCATGAGCAAGGATGTGCAGGCCGAGATGCTGGACCGCCTCAAGGACACGGAGGTGCGGGTATGACGGACTACACCATCAGCTGCAAGCTTTCCAACGAGACGGTTTATGCCTGTTACCGTGGCCGGTTCTGGCACTGGAACGGCAGCATTTGGAAAGAAAGCCGTATCATGACGCATAGATTTGAGCTGGCCAGAGCGGCAGACAAGAATCTGACCCCACAGGCGTTTCTGACCAATGGCGCGGAGTTCGCCCCGCTGGACGAGTACGAAATCGACTGCGCAATGCTGGATGCGTTAGAAAATGCCAAGCCCTGCAAGAATGCGCCCATTGAACCGATGGAAGAACACCCTACCCCATCCGCGCGGTGTTCGGATGCTGCCACTGCTGCGGAAAGCCAAACTGCGGCATCCCCGACAGCGCCGGAGGGGTCAAGCCCTACGACGGAGAAGGCAGATGCTGCCAGCGTCTCCGATGCTCCAGGCAATGCAACCGGAAAAAATGCTGCACTATCCGCTGGTTCCGGCAGTTCTTTGAGTAATTCCGCCGCACCCACCTTTGACTTTGGTGCAGACGACCAGACAAACGCCCTACTGTTGCAGGACGCGCAGACCTTTATCGTTAGCACTACCGCCCGTATCATGGCCGCGAAACACGCCCATGACCTGTGCGCTAACAACAAAAATGGCACATGGGGCAAATGGTGTGCAACCGTCGGCATCAGCCGGGATACCGGTGACCGCCTTGTAAATATTGCCGCACAGTGCGGCAATATCCAGATTGAGGGCAAGTCCATTCTGGACGTGCAGCCCCTGAAACTGCTGTATGCTGCGGCCAAGCCCAGCACCCCGGAGGTGGTCAAGCAAGCCGTTTTTACCGGTGACATCACTACTTACAAAGAGTATCAGGAGCTTATGGCCCAACTCAAAGCCGAAAAAGACCGTGCGGATGCCGCCGAGAAGTCCGCTCAGAACGCCCGCAAGGAAAATGCCTATTTCAAGGAGCTGGTGAAAAGCGCCGAAGCTCAGACCCATAAGGACGCAGAAAAGCGGGAAGAAGCAGAAAGCCGCTACGAATCCGCTCTTGCCGATATCAACGGTCTGAAAGAGCAGAACGCCCAGCTGAAAGAGCGCGCCGACTCTGCCGAAGCCCGGGAAGAGGAAGCATGGAAGATGCAGGGCAAGGCCGAAGCCCGGGCCAAGAACGCTGAGGGCCAGCTTTCCGGCTCCCGGCAGGTGGCCGAAGCGGCAAAGCACCGGGCGGACAAGCTGCAGGAAGAAAATGCGGCCCTGAAAAAGCAGCCCATCGCCGCCGTGGTGGATGAGGAAGAGGTAGACCGGCGGGCCAAAGCTCTGGCTCACCAGTGGGATGAGGAAGAACTGGACCGTCTGGCAGCAGAAAAGGCCTGGGGCCTTGCAGATGCCCGGAATTCTGAACTTGCCAAGGATAACACTGCCCTGCGCAAACAGCTGGCCACACTCCAAGCCCGCGCCAATGACAATACACAGGCCGATTTTGAGACCGCTAACTATTGCGCCAGCCTGTTCCGTTCGGCATGGGACACCTGCAAAGGCAGCTATTCCCGCCTGACCGGTGAAGATCTGGAGAGCACCTTTCAGACCCTGTGCGGCGCACTGAACAGCATCATGGAAGAAGCTTCCCTGCTCTGCCGTCAGCCCACAGATTATGACGGAGGTGCAGCTGATGAACCCGATGTATGATCTTGCGCTGGACGGCTACGGCCCGCCGCTTGAGCCGCCCGACAACTATTACTTTTTGCCACGCGAACAGGAAGCAGAACAGGAGGATCCCGAAAATGACGAATGAATTGACCGTCCGGGTGGAGCACCCGGAACTGCCCGCGATCCGGTGGAACGAGACCGAGGTGCAGCAGAATCTGACCGAGATGCTGGCCGCCTACACCGGCCGCGTCTACACCCCGGACACCATCAAGGATGCCAAGGCTGACCGCGCCGCCGTGAACAAGCTGGACAAGCAGCTCAGCGATGCCGCCCGCAGCGCCAAGGCTTTTTACATGAAGCCGTTGGAAGAGTTCTTGCAGAGTGCCAAGCAGATGCAGGGCCAGTGCAAGGCTGTCTCCGGTGCCATTGACCAGCAGGTCAAGGCTGTGGAGGAAGCCGAACGGCAGGACAAGGCCGACGCCCTGCGGGCTGTCTATGCCGACTGCATCGGAGAACTGCGGGAGCTTATCCCCTTTGACCGCCTGCTTGTGTCCCAGTGGCTGAACAAGACCTATGATCTGGCAAAGGCCAGCCGGGAGCTGCGCCGGGATGTTGAAACACGGCGGAAAGAGTTGAAAATCATTCAGGACACCTGCGGCGAAGATGCTGAAGCCTGCAAGCTGGAATATCTTCGTGTGCTGGATCTGAACGCCGCACTTGCCGAACACCTGCGCCTGCAGGACAACCGGGAAAAGCTGCGCCGCGCAGAAGCAGAAAGGCAGGCCGCAGAACGTGCCCGCGCAGCCGCACCGGTGATCATCCCTCCCACCGAGGAAGAGCGTCAGCTCAAGGCGGAAGCTGAACAGAGCGCCCAGAGCAACGCCTTTATCACCGCTTCCGGACGGCTGGACTGTGAAGTGCTGCAGCGCTTTGCAGTACCTGCCCCGCCGGAAGCTCCTGCCCGCAAGCAGTATCGTTTCTGGGTGGAGTTCACCCGCGAGGATATCGCATGGTTCAAGCAAGGAGCCGCAGAGCGCGGCTTCCGCTATGGTTCTATCAAATAATTTTGGAGGTACTTACTTATGGCACTTACTCGTCCCGGCGCATCTGCGCCTACTTCGTCTGTTTCCAACGCACAGTCTCTGGCAAACCGTTCCGTCCAGAATTCTAACCGTGCAGG